CATCCTCTTGCGTTTTCCCAGCCTTTTGCAAAATATGCAATGTCTGCCGTAGAAAGCAATTCCAAAGATTTTCCCAAAAACCACAGAGGTCTCGCATCCGCAGGCGCGCTCTGGAAAAATGAATCAATAACCTCTATTTCTTCGCTCTCTGCAAAATTTCTCTTTGCGCTGGCAATTGCTTTTTCCCTCTCTTTTAAAATTTCCTCATCTGTTTTGCCTTTCATCGGCTGTGAAATAAAAAGTTTTTTCATATTCTGGTCTCCTTATTATTTTATGAGGGCGACCAAAGCCGCCCCAGAATCGCGCTTAACCCTGCGCGGGAGATAATCGGATCACCTTATCCTTCCTTGTCTGCTTCAATAGCTGCCGCATCTGTCAAACCCTCGCCGATGACATAGCCGATAACCGTAGCACCAGCCATGATCAGCGCAGAGATCTGTGTGGCTTCATTTTCCGTCCCTCCGCAAGCCACAATCATCAGCGTCACAAATGATGCCACGCTCATCCAAAGCTTTCTGCTTGTCAGTTTTCGCATCCAATCAATCTTTTTCATTGTCATACCTCCTTAATTTTGTATATGCTTCCATCCGGATATTTGATGTCTAGAGCTAACACCTCCGGCTGCAGCTTTTCGTGATAAATGTCATCCCCGCCGGCAGCTTCGTACACATTCCCCAGCTCTCGGAAGGTCTTTAATCCGTCCGGCGTCACATATCTCTGTGATGTAAATTCCTTATGTAGCCGCCACAGAGTTGTACGTAGCGAAGCAATCGTGCGTTCGTTGTCCTTCTGGATGTACTCTTCCAGCATCCGAGTTATATTCTTTACATCCTGCTTCAATTCAATCTGTTTTTCGTACAAATCGTCCTGCCTTCTGGCAAGATTATCCCTGATCGTAATAGATTGCTGGTGGTACTCCTCTTGCTTTGACACGACTCCACTTTGCAGCTCCTCGATATGTGAATAGACTGCTGCGATCTCCTTTTCACGCTGTTTCCGGAAAAGATTCTTTTTCTTTACCAACCCCAGTGCGTCAAGGACCTTATTCCAGCTTTCCACGATAGTCGGGATAAACATAAACACACCAGCGATCACAACCGCTATCGTCCCCCACCCAACATTTTCCGCCTTTTCTATCAGTTCAATAAGCATTTCCTACGCCTTTCTCATTCGCTGGCTTCTTTCCATACACTATCTGTTCCTACAGCTCCAGGCTCCCATACATTGTTATCGACAAGCGATTCCCAGACCTTACTATTGTGTTTTACCTTATCGCCTTTTTTATATCCGTTTGTGCTTCCCGGCTGCTCCCAGTCCGGCGTTACGCTTGGGTCTGGGATAAGAACTTTTGCGAACAGGGACGGTGCCGCTTCCGGAGTCCACTGATTCTGTTTATCGTGGTCAGACAGGACATTGTACAGCACTTTATTATAAGTGCAACGCTGCCCTTTTGTCAGATGTGTTCCGTCCTTCAGTGCTTCCCATTCAGGGTACAGCGACGGCACGAGCAAAGCCTGTGCATCCGTGTTATCCACAGCGCTGATTTTAGCCTGCTCTAGCATTGCCAGGAGATTTTCTTTCGCTTTTTCCGTAAACATATCATTTGTCCTCCAAAATACCGTTGATTTCATTGATGCCGGACGTGATGCTGGAAACATCGTTTTCCAGCTTTGTGACTTTATCAGTCAGTCCATCCGGCAGCCCTGCTTCTTCAACTTTTTCCATATGCACCGTACATACAGCCACATGGGATTCCACAAACCCGCTTTCTGTGGTTGCGTCCTCCTGCTCGTAATTAATGGATGCTATCACGTCAGGTGTATATTCCAAACTCACGAATTTTTTAAACCCAGCATATCCGCATATCAGGTCTGTCCCAACATAATATCGCATCACAGCCGTATTCTCAGCGCTCGAAAACATGTCAATTATGCTTTTTGTATCGCTGCTTTTTATAGAGATTTGCAAGGATTTCCCGCTTTGGACAATTCCATCAATCTCCAATTCTTTCCCAGATTTAAATACGATTTTTCGCATATTCTTACCTCTTTTCTGTTAGTATTTTAGGTTTTACCAACTGGTTATATTAAAAAATATCACAGGTGCAATTAGCATTTTAGGTAGAACCGCTGGTACTGGCAGTGCTACTGTCAAAGCCTTTGGATTTAAACAATAAACACGCGTTTGGTATCGGATGATTCTGTGTCGATCGTAGCTCCGTTATTAAGGTTTGTTACATCCACAATTGCTAAAAAGCACAACACACCACCAATATGCGCAGGGACAATCTGTCGGATGATATATGAGCCTTCTAAATTTTTAATTGTAACATTTTGGGTTGCAGACTTTTGGTGGCAAAAAGTAAGCAATGTGCATTCGCCATAATCCTTCACGCAAGTGTATGGCATTTCTCCCAGGTAAGCAATGCCATTGCTACCCAATTTTTTTGTTACTGTATCAGCACCAGGGGCGGGAATATATGTAATATACACGCCGTCCTCTCTGGCATCCATGCCTTTTATAGCACCATTGTCGTTTATGGCATTCAAATTGGTCTTTACCTTCGCAAAGCCGTTCGAGATTCGCTGTTCAAGATCGTTCATGTTTTTGGTATTAAACGCATCGCCCTCCTGCGAAACCTGCCCCTCGCTACGGGATACGTCATATGTTACAGTTTCTCCGTTTGCAACATTTCTTAGCAACCGCCGTCCTGCAAATTCCACAAGGCGGGCTTTCCACTCTTTTGGCGTAAACCATGTCTCTGCCATTATAAAATCCCTATTCCTTCCCCGGCGTAGATTTCATCGCCGCAATAATAATAACTGTCCATGACGCGGTCATATACATATTTAACATCGTGTAAAATCCGCTCTATGGCATTCCATTTTTGATAAGTAACCAGCGGCGTATCTGGCGTAACTGGGGTGTCTTTCAAGGTACTCCATGCGTCCCGGATGCGTTGTACATTATCACGGATTCTTTTAAAATCACTTACTCGTGGGATTTGATTCTTTTCCCACGTTTTCGTTGTTACAGTTATCGCTAAAATTCCAGCGATTTCCCGGATATTCCCTTCAATCCTGTTCAGATCTGAGGCATTCAGCGCGCCTTTCATTCCTGCAGCCCATTCTTTTTTCTCCGTTTCCGTGATTGTCCCCGCAGCATATTTTTGCGTAAGCAGTTTTGCCCGCTCCACATCCTCCTGTGTCCGGTCATATACCCATTCCATTAGGTGATTCCCACCTCCTCATCAGCATACAACTCGCCAGAATAATAATCTTCTGATGTTATTTTATAATATCCTCTGTACTTTGCCGTACCCACAAATCCACCCGTGAGGTCAATGCTGAGGGATTCTATACAGGCGACAAAATTACCATGCATTTGCAAGGTATTTTCGACTTCCGCCCAGTCCCCCGCCTTTTCCTCTGCGGACAAATGGCGCGTCTGAATGATCTGCTGGAGTTGGTAATAATCCAGGATATTGTCTGCAACCTTCTGTGCGCTTTCGTAATTTAAAAGCGTTCCGGAAAATGTTTTCGTGTTCCGCACTTCACCGGACTTTATATGCTCGATTCTGGACAGTGTAGCCAGCTCTGTACCAACATATTTGTGCCCCGTGATCGTGACCTCTGCACGGGAGTTTCCAGCGATTTCCAGCACAACATAGTACGGCATTTGTTTAACAATCCTTCCAGCAGATGCGCTCATGTTCGCTGCCGGGCTTGTGAGCTGAATTGTATGTATCCCAGGATCGTATGTGCCTTTCGTAATCTCGCTTTCCGCCGCGTCCAACACCCACGTTTTATATTTTACGCTTACGTCTGACACATAAGGATCTGCCTTTAACGTCGTGGAAAATTTCCGGCTGCGCGGAATCGTTGTCGATATTTTTCTGGTCGATTTTCGTATTTCGATTCCAGACCGGCGGGATGTGTTCATAATCGCAGCGCAAGCGAACAATACCTCACGCAGAGCTTTTTGACAGGTCTGGATTTTAAGCGTGCCATACAGGGGCGTTTTCGCCACCTCTTCCTCTACTGTATAATTTTCAATCCCTGCCGCTGTCATAATCTCTTCGATCACACTTCCCGCCGTTTCTCCGTCGTATATCCGCCCGTCTTTAAAATCCACATTAGCAAGCATCCCTTTGTAGTCAATCGCCGATATTTGTGTGACGTTTTTTGCGGTACTGTTAGATCCCATGAAAAACACGCCCAGCGGCATCTTCACGCCGTCAACGATTTCATAGGGTAACATTCTCTGCTTTTTCTGCAATGTTTTGTGCAACCCGTCGATTTTGCCAATATTAAAATCATCATCAGGGTCAACAAAGTCAAACGTAAGCTTGTCCGTCTTGACCTGATTGCTGATAGGGTCTGTGTCATTTACAAGCTTCGCGCTTTTTATAACATCCGGCCCCCAGATAAACGTTGTGCCATACTCGAGATAGTTTAACTTTACATTGTGCCACGGTAGGGCACGTACAAATCGGATCTCAATTCGTCCGTATTCCTCCACCTGGTTTTCGGCAAAATAATTCAGTTTGTTCGGGAAGAAACGTTTTTGCGATTTATATGTACCGCCGAGGTCGTACCACGTCACTTCCATTTCCAGCGGAAATGCTTCTGAAAAATGAAAAGTCAGCCCGATAGAGGTATGATTTTCGGTAAAATCTATTCTGATTACAGGCTGTTTTGTGAAAATTCCATCTGCGCCCGCTTGCACATCAGAAAAAAACGGGATATCCGTCGGCGTGTCTGGCATTTCGCTAAGACTCCCATCCAGCGCGAAAAAATTGTGCTCCAGTGTAGCGTAGTTGGGTGGGCTGCCTTTTAACTTAAACAGCCCCATATCCCCAAAAGCGGCATTGCGCTCTGTGCTTTCTTTTGCATCAGGCAGAGCAGTCGTGTCATGCAGATTGTATTCGACATAAAATTCTGTTTTCATTACGGTCTCCTTGCCGGTTCTTTCGCCGTAAACTTGCAGGTAAACCCTTTATAATCAGCGCTATCCTGTGTTATCTTCTCGTATTCATCAGAGACGCTGGATATATAAGCAGTGTATTCGTAATAACCAGGATCTGACGGCAGCGAAATAACATGGAATGGGACGGGCTCTGTAACCTTATCCCAGAAACGTTTATATACGCCATCCGGGAACGCGCTGCTCTTCCCGACCGACATTGTGTAATTAAAGTAAACGCCTATCAGTTCACGCTGGAGTTCTCCCGTTTCAACTCTTTCGGCGAATTTGTCGAGGAAATCCGCGTTTCTTTTTATGGACACGATGGGGATGTTAAAAAACTCCCCATCTATGTATATGCCGCGTGTGAAAATCATCCTCCGATCACCTCCAGATCATATCCTTGCCTATTTGCTTCTGACAAGAAATCCTGTAGTGTAGCTTGCGCCAAATCTGTCCCGTTTACCTGCAAGACGATCCTTGCCGTTCTAAATCCGCCGCCGCTCTCTGCCATTACCTCCGATACGGCTTGTTTGATTGTGCCTATCGGTGCTTCGATGTTGGTCTGCCCTGCCCGCTGGTCGCCCAGAATCGCCAAGAACGGGTTGCCGCCACGGATTACCGAGCCAGATGCAAGCGCCGGGATATCTCGCAGGGTACGAGATGCAAAGCTTTCGTTTATGGCATACGGCTGCGTGGACATTGTTCGCGGCTTCGATGATCCGCCACCAGTAAATGCGTTTTTGATACCGCTGCCGATGTTCTTGATTTCCTCTATAACGCCTGCAATCATGTCGCTAACCCATGTAAAGAAGCCGGACAAGAACGCCTTTATAGAATCCACGACGCCTTCTACTTTGGTTTTAAAAATCGTGAAGATTTCCTGCGCGGTATTCCATGCGCCCTTCCAGTCTCCATCAATCAGCTGCTTAACAACTTTTACAAACAGACGAAATACAGTTTTCATGATGTCAATAATACTTTTTATCTTATTCCAGAAATCGTTGAACGTATCCCAAGCAACCGCCCACGCCTCTTTCCAAAATTCTAAACAATCGTTTATAAAAGTCATAAAGGTTGTAAAACCATCAACAATCGTCTTAATTCCAAGTATAATAAACTCTAACAGCACCCCTAATCCTTGCACCAAGAATGGCACTGCGTAGGTCATAATCCAGTCAACAATCGGTTGCAAAATACTCTCCCAAAAAGATTTTAAAATATCCGCAACCAACCCAACTCCTCTTATTATAGCTTCCCAAGCCGGCAGAAAAGACTGAGTCAAAAGCTCTGATATTCTGACCCCGATTCTGTCGATAACTGGCTGAATTTGTGTATTCCATGCGGTTAAAAAATGATTGACAACCTCTTGAAGCCCGCTCGTTAAACTATCAAATAATGGCTTGATATGAGCGTCGTACATTGTATTCAAGCTATCAAACGCTTTATCTACAGCCGTCTTAAATCCTTCCAGCACGGTTGCTGCGCCGCCTAATAACCCCTCCAGTGCAGTCTTGAACCCGTCAGCATTTTCTGTAAACGGTACAATAAGCATTTGTAAAAAGTCCCGCCCCAGTTTAAGCGCAAGTTCAGTCAGCCCCATAGCTGCATCCGCAATGCTTCCTATCAGCGCCGATACAAAGCGGATCCCGCTTTCGCTTGCAAATGCTTCAAATACATGGGCTATACTCTGGAACAAATCAGCCAGAAGAAGATTTATATCTGCCCCCACGTTAAATGCGGATATCAGGAATTTTTTTATCCGGTCGGTATTGTTTTCGAGATAATCCCCAATCCCGCCGATCAAAGCCGCCGCCAGAGTAAGCCCTATACTCGCCATTGATCCGGTAAAGGAACCCAACATATACATAAAGGTTTTAAGGAAGTTGTCAGCAGCCCCCACAACCGCAGGATCTGACCATATCTCTATCCATGCATCACGGATTTGCTGAAGCCCATTTTTGATAATATCTAAGCGGTATTCAAAATCACCCAAGCCATCCCAGAAGCCTTCCGCAAAAGCATCTTTTAACTCTTTTACATAGTCAAGAATAGGTTTCAGATTCTCCAAAATCCCATCAAGCCAAGACTTCACTCCTGCATCAACAGGGACTTCCTCGAACATGTCTTTCGGCTGCGTTCCGCCTCCACCGCCGCCGGAATCATCCTGCTTTTGCAACACATCCAGGTCATCAAACTTTGCCAAAGCTCCGGCTGCCTTTTTTGCCGCCGCTGCTGTTCCATTCAGGGAATCGTTATAGGAATCCTGTATCTTTTTCGCTCGGATGAAAGTGCTTTTCCCGCCAAGGATGGCAATAAACTGCGCCACATATGTTATCGCCCGCGTTATCCCGTTTATAAGTGTATTGAGATACGGAATTACTATCTGGACAATCGGCGCAAAGGCAGCAGCAAACGCATTACCAAGTGTAGCCAGCGAATTTTTTAGCGCCTGAAATGAATTTGCCAACGGAGCGGAGTATTTCGTAAGGTTTGAAAACCCCTTTTGCATTCCGGCTACCATCGCATTAAATGCTTTTGTAATCCAGTTAAATATCAACAGCGATAATGCGATACCTTTCAATCTTGATGCAAAAGTGCCGAACAGCCCCGCGCTTTTTTTCGCGCCGGACGAGGCTGTTTTAAATGCTTTATCGGCAGAATTCTTCATCCGGTCAAATTCTTTTTTGATGGGCTTCTGCTTCGCGTTAAGTTCTGCCATCCTGCGCTTTGAAACATCTATGTTTCCGGCAAGCTGAGACGCTTTTGCAGACATTTTTTGAAACTCTTCCGTGTCTTTCGGGGATACAAACGCAGCGCCGGATGCTTTCTCCGCGTTTATTTTTGCCTTGATTTCATCTACTTTTTGAGCCGCTTCATCCAGTTGAGCCTTGTCCACCTTCGGGGTATACGCCTTTCCACTGTTCTCCATCTGCTGAAGCTTTTCTTTCAGATCATCCACACGGTCGGATGCGGCTGCAACCTGTTCATTTAGTACGTCCCATGCGCCGCCGGTTTGAGGTACCCCCATGTTTTCCCAGTCTGTCTGACGTGCTACAAGCTTAGACAGCTCTCCTTGCGCCGCAACGAGGTCTTTCTGTAAAGCTTTATACTCAGACGTTGCCGCCCCCTTTTGTGACATACGGGCCTGCAGTTTTGAATACTCGGATTCTGCCTTTTCTAACTCTCTTTGTAATTCTGCAAATTTTTCTGTCGGGATTTTCTTTTGCGAAAATTCTTCCATTTTGCGATTGAGAGAATCTAAAGCCGCGCTGTCTTTTTTTATGGCATTAGACACGCGCATCATCTGGCTGTTTAAATCTTTTGTTTCAATTTTTGTGTTTATCCGTATCGAACCGTCATATTTCGGCATATCAGCCTCCTACCTTGATCCATTTCATAAAAGCGTCAACGTCTTCCTGTTCCTCTTCTGTCAGTTCCTCTTCCCGCTCTATTGCAAATATTTGTTTCTGCTCCTGCAATGCCTGTTTTGCACGCGTGTCCATCTTAGGGTCTATTTTCTGCTGCCGGATGGCTATGACGTTCGTGTATGCGCATTCACCGAGCGTGGACAGCAGTCCCATGAACGCCCAGTAGTGCATGTCAGACCGGTTTAGGTCGATTCCGTACTTCTCCAGAAATGCTGAATAGATGCGCCACTGGTCTATGTCAAAATCTGTTACCGGAACTTTGTCCTCATCCTTCGGGCGGTTGTCGGTATACCACCCGCTCAGAAACCACCTAAGGCCATCCACGGCAGTTTTTAAATCGGGTAAAGAAGAAGGGCTGCCGTCCCCATCCTCTGACGGATACAGCAGCCCCAGCGCTACAGCCAACCTTTCATCGTCTGACAGGTCCGGATCTTGCAAAGCCTGTGAAATCTGGATCCCTGTCTGGAAGGCTTCGTCTATGCGGAAACCCTCATATTCTGTTGGGAATTTATCAAGCAGCACATTCCACATTTAATTGCTTCGCGCCCCTTTCCTGTTCGGGCTGTATTTGCTTGTGATTTTCTGATTTCGTTCAGTGGCGAAGCCCTGAAGAATCGGTATGATTTGGTCTAAAAAGTCCGCAATAAGCTCCATTCCCGGGGATTCCACGTCAGGGAACACCTTTTTGCAACACCCGCTCCCAAACAGAGAATCCAACTCAGCGCAGGCCTCTTTGCATAAAGCGTCATACGCTCCGAAGCGTTCCGTGAAATCACCGGAAGAATCATTAGCAATCCTATCGGCTTCCTCGTTTTTTGCATTCAGCCATGCCACAAAATCGTCAAAACGCTTAAAAAAAATGTTGTCAGAGATGTTGACCGCAATATAATCGCCGTTGTCGTTGACCTCAATGCGTTTGACGCCACTGTCTACTCGTAAACTTGCTGCTCCCATCTTGTCCTCCTTATTCCGTTAAAGCCCTGTCAGACGCGGGCGTCGCCGTGAATTTTCTTGTGGTTACGTTAAACGTTCCAGCTTCTCCGTCACCTCTGCCACCCAGAGTCAGTGTATCTGTCACGTTTGACCCTGCATCGCCACCTGTGCCACCTACACTCACAACGCAGCGACGGCGGACTGCCGGATATTCAGGTCCAGCGCCGGAAACTCTCACGCGGACATAGGATGTTATGGCATCAGCTCCGACGGGCAGCGTGTCTATCATCTTGTTAAACCAGTCTGTAAGATCCTGATCCTCTTCGTCTACGTTCTGCCTTTCAACTTCGATGGACGGCGTATAGGATTTAAGGTCCGTAGATCCGTTTTCCTGATTGATGTACTGTACCGTCTCCGTCTCGGGGTTCATTTCCTCCGTTAAAGAGGTAATACCCGTTCCCAGAAGCCGGTAGTCTGCCGCTGTCCCCTCAGAGGTCGTGTCCATTTTTACATCGACAAAATGTCTCAACAAATGTCTTTTCATTGCTTTTTTCCTTTCTTAAATTTCAGGCTCGATAACATTTTTATAAAAAACCGTAACCGGTAAAACCCAGTCCTGCACGCCATTCTCCTGCGGCTGTGTCCCATATGCGTTCCCGCGTGTTACCCGCTCAACCCTCCGCCCTGCGGTCAGATCTGGGTATATCGCTTTTTCGTACTCTTTCCCTTCAATCCCGGAGGGTTCGTGGCAAAGCCAGCGACCCAGCGTATCCAGGAATTCCAGAATAGTAATTTTCTGTCGTTCCCTTGCTCCCGTGGTCGAACGGTATACTACAAAGCAGGGATACCGGCATTCCTGATATATCCGCCCGAGTATATCTTCTTTTTCTGTATACACCAGCGCCCCGGAATCATTGGAAAACGCAATGCCATCCTCAGACCCGAGCTCTTCGAATTTAATTACTTCATCCGGATACAGCCCCGGAAACTGGTTAAGCAGCGACTTCATTGCCGCCGTCAAAACATCATAGCCGGTAGCATCATTCCCGATAGGTTCAGCCATTTTCCTCCACCTACTTCCCTAAGATTTCAAAATGCGGAATTATCGCATATGGTCCGCCCACTGACGATATAAGATAAACAAAATCCTTTTCGGTATTCATAAACGCGTAAAACCCTTCATATCGCCTGTCCGTATAATCTGCATCGTTCACAGGACTGTCCCCGTCCCATGCTCCTACCATAAAAAAATCTGTAGACGGATTAAATGTAATGCTGTCGGGCAACAAATCGTTGACCTGTCTGTTCCATTCCTTCGGCGGAAGCCACGGCAATTCTTTTCCGACGGTATCAACAATAATTTTTCTCCCGTTCTTGACCCCGAACGGGATATGTAACTGTGCGTTATCTGTACTGTCTGGACCGTACAGCTTCATAATCTGCCCCCGGTCAGTCTCCAGATGCACGCCGGAAAGCACATGAGGATACCAGATGGCGGCGGTGCTGGATTCGTAAAAATTGAATATTGTCACTATCGCATCATTCATCGGTATCCCTCATTTCACAAAGAGCTTCGTTAAATTTATCCGTAAACGCCCGGATTCTCACGATATTTCCCATGCATTCCTCTGGCACAGAACCGTAAAAGATGATCGTCTCCGGCTGCAACCGCCTCACCATTTCTTCATACCCTGCCAAAAACAGCGCCTTTTTTTCCTTGCTGTTCATGCAGCCAACAGAAGATACCGCCACCGTTCCACCCTCTGGCTCCCCATCGAAACACCAGTCATAAGAATCCGGTGTACTCCATGAGATGGTTGGGATAACTTGTATTCCTGCCTCCTGCATATACGCCGCACACCAGTGTTTGCGGTAGTGGTTGTATATCTGCATGACCTTAGGAAAATCTGTATAGGTAGAGAAATCCGGAGACATTACATAGCGGAATCTTTGAAGCATCGGGATATACCGGTCTATGTTTGACCACAGGCGGCAAAATTGGTAATCATCCAAAAAGAAATGAACGCCTTTTCCCTCGCAATCCTTGGTACTCTTTGCATAATTGAATCCGATCCAGTCACAACCGCCCTCATAGGCTACTGGCTCTATCTGCGGTATGCCATATTCACCCACGCCGTCAAATAGCCGGCGCTCCAGATTTTCATAATTACGGCAGTTTCTGTAATTCATTATGAATACCAATACTTTCCACGTTTTGATTTCCTATAATACCGTTTTCCGTCAACTATAATTTCCAATTTTCCAGAATTGGCGGCTGATGTTAGAGCCGATGCAAGCTCCCGCTCTTTTCTCGCCTTTACATTCTTATCGGATTTGTTTCGCAATTCTTTCATATAGGAATCTATAGAGCCTCTTGCATCTGCAGCTTTGCCCGCTAAACTTCCGCTTCTTTGTCCTTGTGTAAGCCTCGCAGGGCCGCTTACATATGGATTTACAGCAGCCGCGGAAGCTTTTAATGCTGCGGTTGAAAGCTTTGCCATTTCGTCAATAGCGTCTTTTTTTTCTTGACTAGACAGTTCAAAATTGTTTATTTCCTTAGAATTGCTTAAAAACATTCTTTTTATAATGTCTCCCATGTCCGTAATAGAAGCATCATTTGCCCGTCTAATATCGTCTTGATTTAAGAATTTGAATATGCTCATACTTCTTCCGCCATATTCAAGTTTTGTTCCCGAAACCAGACCGCCTGCTGCACCGCGTCCGCCCATAAAATCACGCTTTCTTTGCCTGCTTGTATACCTGGTTTACTCCTGTGGCCGCCAGCCCGGACACCATGCCCACCGCCGCAGCATTGATATAGTCCGTCGCCGGGAAGTCCGGCATGATGTTCATTCCCAGCGCACCCAGAAGGCCGCCGCATACCGCCATAATGACCGGAATCCACTCATCCGGGATTTTCTGCGCCGCCTTACAGCCCAGACCGATAACATAGCAGATAGCCACGATGGCCACACAAGTTCCTAATGTCGTAATGTCCATGAGTTAATCCTCCTGTTTAACCACAATCTTTTTGCATAAAGCTAAAAATTTATTGTTACCCATTTCTACCTTATTCCTGCGTACAACAACGGTACGCCATCATCATTTTTCACTCCTGCCAGATAAAGCATTGCCGCATCTGCCAGAAGCTTGTTCGTCTCCTGTGCATCCCCGGCCGCCTGGTAGACCGCGCTCCATGCCTTTGCGCCGTTTGCCATTTCAGACGGGGAGGCGTAGGAAACTGATTCAGAACCGGCAGACTTGGAAGTAATTACTCCCGAAGTAACACCGCCAGCCCCGCCGGAAGATGTCCCCCCAGCGGAATACAGCGCTTTCTTCTCTGCCAGCTCCAGTTGATATAATTTGTCACAGACCGCGCACACGGCCTTCTGTACCTTTGTCGCCGCCCTTTCATCAGACGGTAAGCCGTCAGCCAATCGGTCAAAGGTTATTGTGTCCAAAAAGTCACTGGCACGGTCTGCGATACGGTCAAATTCATCCGACGGGATGACATTCCCGTGATAGGTCTGTTCATAAAATGTAAATGTGGTGTATGCCATCTCGTCAGCCTCCTTATCTCTTACTCTTCCGTCTTGTTTCCCCCGAAAGCGGTTCGCCGTCAGTATTTAGGGGTGTACTGGCGGCCATCAACCCCCCGCGTTTACGGTAATCTTCGCAATGCCATCCAGGTATTCCGCGAACAGCACAAGGCCGGTGATCGCAAACGCCTCCGACACGGCGGTGTTGTAGTTGCCCTGTGTGTGGAAACCGATCAGATTGGTCTCGCCACTGGTGGTGTACACAAGGCCGGCTTTTGCAAAATCGCTGTCGTTGGGGTCGATGTAATACATAACGATGTTTTCCACCGGTGTAGCGATTACCGTATCAGCCGGGATCTCGCTGTCAGAAAGGAGGAAAATTGTATTGAACCCCATAAAATCCTTCAGGTACTGGAAGCCGAACTGATTCTGGATGGTGATGTTCGCTGCTCCGAGATACTTGTACACGTCAAGGATGTTCACAAAACCGACAACCCCGGTGATGTTCCGGTGCATCTGCTTAAACTTGTTCTCAACCTTGCCCTTTGCCATCGCAAGTGCCATCTGGAAGGTTGTTTCCTCGGACGTGAGCGTTCCGGTTTTCAGATAGTCGTAAAACTTCTTTGTCACGCCCGCCTGAAGCTGATAGAGGAACTCGTCGTCAGTCATCTGGACAGCGTTGTCATAACCGTGGTCTTTGATTGCTTCAATCGAAACGGCCTTCGCGTACTTCTCGATGGTCATTTCCTGATACTTCTTTTCCTTTACGGTAAATTTGCTATACGGGATATCCTCGCCTTCGCCTACTGCACCATCCTCGAGCGTCCCCTCCGCATATTTACTTTTCAGCACTGCGCCGGGCTGCTTCTTTATGGGACGCATGATCCCCAAGATTTCCCGCAGATGCTGCCAGTTGCGTTCAAAACGCGTAACAAAGTCCAGCTCTCTGGCTGTTACCTGTATATCTGTTGTTCCGATTATATTGGCCTTTGCCCCCATAATTGCCCTCCTGCTTTAATTAAATAAACTCATGTTCGCAGCAATTGCAGCCTGACGCTCAGAAGCATCCTTGATGCTCATAATCTGGTCTTTCGTCAGCGCGCCGCCCTGCCCCTGCTTGTTTGTCGGCTGTGTAAAGCGTGCCTGATTCTGCTGTGCTTTCTGCTGCTCATCGTCAACAAATGCCGAAGCGTCCTTTTCCTTCATCTGGGTTATGAGGTCATTCAGTCCGAGGATTTCCCCGTCTTTCAGTTTTAATCCGGCCTCCTTGACTTCTGCCATAATTGCGCGCTTTGCCGCTTCGCTCGAGAATTTAATTCCTTCAAACTCCGTTTTCAGAGCGTCCGTGAAATCTCTCTCATACAGCTGCGCCTGTGCGTTTTTCTCGGCATCCTCGGCCTTTTTCTTCCAATCAGCCAAATCCTTCTGCATTGTTTCAAGGTCAACGCCCTCGAAGCCTTTCAGGGTGCTTTCTGCCGTCTCAGCTTTTTCTTTCCACGTGTCCCGGTCAGTCTCAGCCTTTCCCAGCTTCTTTTCATGTTCAGCTTTCGTGACGTAATTTTCCGCCACCTTTTTCGTAAGGCTTTCCTTTTTGTCCGCCGAGACCTCAATTCCCAGCTCTGTCAAAATTGCTTCAATATTCTGCATCTTTATCCTCCTAAACGTGATTGATTAACCGCCCGTCAGCGGTATGGATTAAGCCCGATAAACCACGGGCGGGGTAGTTGTGGGAAGGGGAATTGAACCCATGACACACGGCTTATAAGGCCGCTGCTCTACCTCCTGAGCTATCCCACAAAGCGCCCGGGGTAGCGAACCGGGCGAAAAGCGTAATGATCGGCGCTGTCTAAACAATGCACCTATACCGTGCGCCGGGGCTTGAACCCGGCTGCTTCCATGCACGGTGGCAAAAACAAAGAAAGATGGGATGGATTTTCCTGCAATTACGATTTACAGGATTGCACACAGACGGAGTCGAACCGCATTTTCAACCTTCCCGCAAGGCTGTGTGCTGTAAAGGAGGAAATACAAATACAAAAAAGAGCCAGCAATCTGTAAGAAATCCTTACAAATCACTGGCTCTGCGTCTGGCGTCTGGCACTTAACGGACGATAGGCTCTGCCTTTCCGTTTTCAATATTCACGAGGCTGGTCGTTTTACATTTCGGGCAAAACACCGGAAGATTATGCGCTGTCGTATCCTTGCGGAATGCTGACCGCGTTTTATTATTACAGACAGGACAGTATACCCTTTTGATCTCCATAATGATCATTCCTTTCCATAGCCTTTAATACATTTTACCAAACAAAAAAAACTATGGCGTACCCATGTTTAAAGCAAAAGCGGCAAGTTTCCTCGCCGCCTTTACTCACATCATCTTTCGTAATTTTTCGATATACCGCGAAATGGTCTCCCTCTCTTCTCGGCAGTCTGCATCTTTTGACAGATCTCCCAGCTCTTCCGTCAGTGCATCCATATGCTCTTCCAGAGCGGCCAGCATACGCCGCTTGCAATCCTCAGACTTGCCGTTGCGATAAGACTGCTTGTTTTCCATGTAATCATCATAAGGGTCATTGTTTCCGTTTCCACGGCTATAGTGCCCCTTTACATAGTGCTCCCCACGTCGCGCATAGGATGATCCATCGTCATAGGCCGTCATGCTCATTCCATCATCCCTGCTGTATCTCCCACGGCTGTCGCGTTTCCGCATCTCGCTGTGGTCTCCTGCCTGGCTATATCCGCCTTCCATTTCGTCGAGAACGGCGTTATAATAGCCCTCTTTGCACTTCCAGTATTCCACATTTTCCATGTCTTTCAACATGTCTATCAATTTGTATGCGGTCTCAAGATTGCCTGTGTTCAGACCTTTTTCCGCGATTTTATCCAGCTCTTCCCGGATATTCTGCATCAATTTGTAACTCATGGTCTGCCCTCCTTAACCGCAAACCCGAACAGCTGTTATGTTCGGATTGTCTACTAACACAGGAATTGTCCCTGCGTTTTTGATGGAAACGTTTTCACAGCATCCACAGAACACATCGACGTATGTCTGGGACGATGCGTTAAAATACTGCTCTACTGCCGCAGGGGTGGCACGCATCACCGTGCCGCCGAGGATTTCCCCATCTCTGGCAATTCCCAGCGCCACTTCTCCTACCGTTTCCCCAGTCGGTACTGCGACGTTTCCGGAAAATGTAATCAGATATCTACCGGGCTTTACAAGCGTTATCTGCGCGCTTCCAGCCCTGTGTCTTTCTGCGCATCCGCCCTTTGTTGCCACTGCCGAAAACGGGATAGACTGCCCTACGAGGACCGTGACCGGCGTTGTGTTTACTAACTCAATCATTTTATTCTCCCTTCATTTCAAAAGGGGCAGACGTTCTCAGCCTGCCCCTTTTTGTGAATAACGGCATCAGCCGAACATCATGGCAAAATGCCACGAAGATACTCCGTCTGAAGTTTTAACATCCGCATCCCGTGTTGCCTCCGTAGCCACATCCGGCGCCAAAGCTAAAGCCTGTCGGGTTGACGATGGACGTGTACGGGGACATTACCGGATAAGACGGAACGGGTGTAGGTCTCAAAGCATTTAAGATGCTGTTTGTCTGTGCGTTGTTAGACAGCTGGAGCTGTGCGGACTGTAACTCTGTCTGTAGAGACTGGATCTTATCCTGTGTAAACAGGTCGATGATACGCTGTGTTCCGGCGTTCTGCGCGTCAATTACATCGCGGAATCCGTTGTTTACGGTATTCTGGAGGATGTTTGTCTGGGCTGCCATGTTGTAGTTTACGCCAGCAATAGCCTCTCGGGTATCGCAGCAGCACTGCTGCGTCTGATAGCCCAGGTTCGACAGGTTGGCGTTTACGCCAGCAAAGCCGTTGCAAAGCTGACCGGAAAGGTTCTGGATACCGTTTTCGATGCCCTGCGTGGACAGCGCTGCGTCGATATCAGCGCGGGTTGCATAACCCTGAAATGCGGGAGAATTTGCTCCTCCACCATTTCCGCCCCAGCCGCCGAAGCCGCCCCAGCCAAACATACCGAAAATCAGGAAAAGGATAATCCATGCACCCCAATCTCCGCCGAAGCCGTCATTTTTTCCTGTGCCGCCGGTTAATACGGCAACATCAGAAGCGGTTAAACCGTCTGTCATAGTAATTATCTCCTTCGATAATGTATTTACAAAACCGTGTGCACCCGGTTGTGTACTATTTAAAAAAGCTTTTAAACATACCCTGCATCTGCTGCGCCATCTGCTGGGCTTGATTTAACTGTTGCTGGTTTATTTTGCCAGACTGCAACAGCCTGTTAATCTCTTCATTCGGATTTCTGCCCTCCATCTCTTTTCGGAATTGCTGGAACTGTTCCAGCATTCCGGCCATTCTATTACCATTCAGGGCCTCAAACAAGGGATTCGCCATGTCTGCCTCCTTCCGGCTTTGTTGCCGTTTCGAGATAACTATATAATTCTTCATATTTGCTTCTCAAATCGTCGTATTCTTTCCGAGTAACGTATTTATCGTCTAAGTTCACTTCCTCCTGTTTCTGTGGCTCTTTCGCGCCCACCGTGACCTCTTTGTAAGCAAAGGTGCGGAGCGTCGGCATCCCGGCGGCATCGGTAGTCTTTATATAAAAATTAGAGTTTTCGGAGTCCATCAAAAGGACGCTTGTATTTGGAGCGACAAGATAAGATTTAGCTCCAGCCTCGCCCTGCACCCACAGGATCCCCTGATTTACCTGCTGCATCTGCTGTGGCTGCTGATACTGAGCCTGCATCTGCGCCAGCCTGTCCATCTGCGGCTGTAGCGGATTTACTTGTCCATACTGATACGGGTTATAGCCGTATCCTTGATATGGTAATGCCATGCCTGCGCCTCCTATGACTAATTCAATGACTTTCTATAGCTAAATTATGGCATAAAAAATAAGCCTCTGACAGTCCATCAAAGGCTTACAAAAGTATCAAATCAACATACCCGTATTATCTTTTTGTTTATTCGCTGGCTCATTCTTTTCACGGTGGACACACTCACGTTCATCATCTCCGCACATCTTTCCAGCGGAATATTCTGCGCCCGTAATTCAAAAAGCCGCCGTTCCTCAGGTGTAAAATTGCAGTATTTGCGAAAAAAATCCAATTCAAACACTGTAAAATCGTATACCTTCAAGATTACTCCCCTTATTGCGTCCGCGCCAGATAAGATATAAGCTTTCCCCTCGTTTCTTTTAACTGCTCAACATTGTTCCCTGATATCTGGCTGTTAAGCATCGTTACCAATGTCTCCATGATTAGGCTGTCCCGCTCCCTAATCTCATGCATCGTTTCAAAGTCTCGCTTGTCATGCTCTTCAAGGACTTTTACCCGCGTGGTGAGCTTAATCGCGGGGGATATCCATTTATGTATCACAGCCACAGCGCCCCCTATCACCGAAATGCCGCCGCACACAGCAAGAATAGCCTGTATCGTGTCCATAGTGCCTATCTCCTTATTTCTCCCAATAGTATATCGGTATCTCCTGGCCACTGTCCCATGTGTCCCAGTAATGTCCATCTTTGACGCACACCACATGGCCGTCTATCCCGAGCACATACGTCCCCGTTGGATGATCTCGGCAAAAATCGTCTACCGTGTAAACATGCTGTCCGTGGTCGTCTACGATATACCGCCGGAAACCATTTTCACGCAGGTATGCGCCCCAGACAACGTTTGCAGACGGCATATCCGAAAGCTGGCAAGCTTTTACCATAATGCCGGAAAACGCCGTTTCCCAGTCAACAGACATCGCCTTGCATATTGCCCTTATAACACAATCTCCGACGCGCTGAGAACGTGGATTTGGATTGAATTTTGCCCAATGACTCATTTTCCAGTCCCTTCTTTCTCCGCATGTCTTTTTGCCCCTTTATTTGCTGCCTTTTGCTGCGGGTATCCAAATCCCGCTAATGCATTCCGATCATACTGCGGCTGTAACCCATTTTCTTCGCAATGCTGATTATAAGCCCTGTTCTGTCCCTGCAATCGGTAAGCCAGCTTATCATATTCCTGCTGGAGCTTTTCCCGTTCCGCGCCGGACGCCCATGCAAGCTCTTCCTGTTTTACTATCAGCTGACGTTTCGTCTTTCGGATTCCGCGCTCCATAGATCGCTGCTTCTGGCTGTCCTCATACCGTTTTAGATTTTCAGCATCGGTAATTTTATTTCCGCTTCCATCCAGCAAATTCCCTTCTGCGTCCCTCCACGGATTCTTCATTCGCTTGTCAAACAACATATGACCGTGACGACAGTTATAGCCATGCAGCCCTCTCATATCCACAACCCTGCCCTCTCCCGTGGTCAGATCAATATCATACCCCGTCGATTCCAGCAGGTTCGGATATCCAGGCTCGCTTCCGTCAATTTTAAATACACGGCCCTGCCATTCGTCATGACCTGCAAGCAAGGGCTGCCCGTCGCGCCTTACTCTTGCCCCGAGGTGCGCCGAGGTTAACACATACTCTGTTCCGCTGTCCACGATATACCTGTTTGTCAGCTGCGCCGCTGTCTGGTTCATTGACGTCACTACACAGCATCGTACCGCAGATTCCAGCGTCCTTCGCGTCCCTGTCGGGTAATCCACCATAACGCCGCGTCCCGCATACGCATCCAGCACATCCGCTATGGCTGCGGGATAGCTTTGCACTCCGCTTGCTACCCTTACATCGGCTTCGTCGAGCAGCGACACAAGGTCTTTTTGGCTTTGTTCCAGCGTCGTCCTTGTGAGGTTCTTCAACTCCGCCCGGCTTTTTATGTACTCTGCTTCAATAACAGCCATATATCGTGCATTTTCAAGCGGAGACTGCGCCGCGATACCCATTTCTGACAGTGTAACCGCATCATCTTCCCACGATGTCAGCACGGCACCACGCAGGAGCTTCCGCAGTTCTTTTTCGCTCAGGTCTGTCAGTTCCATGATACGCCGCTGTATCTCATCCTGGCTTTCCCCCAACTGCTCCAGCCTGTACAGCAACCTGTCCGCCGTGGCTGTGATTTTCCCGGATTTTAAAATCCTTCTGGCGATATCCCGCAGGATAAAGTTTTCCAGCCGTTCATAGAGTTCTAATATCCGGTCAGCTTTCCCTTCAAAATACTCTGGTCTCAGCATCACTCTTTCCCCACCGTTTTTCTCACAAGATTCAGCCAGTCGTCTTTATGCCGCCTTTTGGCTTCCTCGAACCATTCAGACGTTGTTCCCGGCTCGTGATATTTAATCCGTCTCTGCGTCGGGCTTTTGCTGGGAGGGGATGTCCACCCTATGATGTTCCCCTCTGCGTCTTTAAGCGGGATATTCGGACCGTACACAACGCCCTTGTACAAATAATGAGCATATGGCGTGTCATACTCAACGATGCCGCCGTATACCCCGTCTGGATATCTTACACTGTTTCTTAGTGCACCCTGCCGGAATGGAACGAAGGGGGCGCTGTCCGCCACTACCTGCATATTCAAAAGCTTCTGGGCTTCCAGCAGATTATCGTCTATGCGGGACGTATCGAGCTTAATCTCCACGTCCCCAACTTTCGTATCTAGTTCCATTCTACCACCTCCTGCATTTTATGGCGTACCCTTATTTTGCTTTTTTGTACCCCACGCTCATCCCTGCGCCAGCATCGTTTATCACGGTCGTTGTTGGGCTGTAGGTTCGCAATGCTTTGTAAGCAGCAAGCCCTTTGGCGGTGAGATTAGTTTCAATAATATCAGTCAATTGATATAAAAACATCAGTCCATTTTCTACCGCCCACTGCTTAAAAGTTTCTTCATCTGGGTATTTTTGTGCCTCAACGGAAAAATATACCTTGCCATCAAACGCACTACTTAGAAATATTTTCCCCCACGCACTAAAGCCATGATTAATTCCAGCAACGAAACAATTGCTCATAAGTACATCTTTCTCGCCGATTGTACCTATATGCAGAGAAAAATTACCTAACGAAAAATAATTAACATCATCCGTGCTCATACCACTTTTATGGAAAACGTCTTTCGATGTAATTGTTCTTTTACCGATCCTCTGCACATACACTCCCTTTTTAAAATCCACCTCGTCGCATACCCACTGCTGCCCGTCTGCATCGGTGTAGTTTCCACCGGATGATACCCGGATTCCAGGCAGACCGCCGGAAGTGGGAATGATGAGCGTCTGGGCTGGCTTGTAGAGTTCGTATGGTAGGGCAGTTGAGCCGGCGTTGAGCATAATTTTAAATCGTTGCTCATTAAACGTCGCTCCAGGTTCTGCATCTACTTCAAAATGTGACATGCTCACGCCATTATCAAATGTAACTGTCGCACTGGTGTCCCCCTTTTTGATTAAAAAATAGTTATCAATTCGAATTTTAAAAGGTAGCGGCTTGCTAATAGAGAACGTATAAGTCCCAGCTGGAAGAGTTTTCTTGTAATTAAACAACCTAATAGAGCCAATTGTTATATTATTCCCTACTACTTTAAGTTCTTCTCCGTCAAAACTTGCACTCCATCCTCCTGATTGCGTAAGATCATATGCTGCGCTTTTGTCAAACAGATTCCCGCTCAGCACCTCAACCTCAATCTCTCCATTCTGCCCCGCGCTCTCTATCTCCTGCGGATAGGACGGGGAGGGTGTGCTCCCCTGCGTTGATTTACCGTATAGGGTAAGGGATTCCAGCCCACGATTCCCCTTTGAATTTTCCAAGAGGGCGGGGTTGCCGGTAACGACCGTGAGCACAACGCTGTACGCATCGGCTACCAGCACCAAGAAATGCTCCTCTCGTGTCACAGGCGGAAAGACTTTCCCCTCTCCGCTGGCAATCGCCGCCCAGTAATATTCTAATCGTGTCACAGGCGCAGGGATGCTTCCGCCCCATACTCCTGCTACCTTTGCCATGTAATACTGCAATCTCGTGACAGGCTGCGGGGTGTTACCAGAATAATCCCCTGCCATAGTCGCAAGGTAATATTCTTCAATCGTCACGGGTTCTGGCGTCTTGCCCTGCCATGTCCCTGCAATCTTTGCAAGATAATACTCTTCTCTGGTTATCGGCTCCATTGCATCCTCCTTGTCAGCAGCAGCTTCGCGCCCTATATATGCGCCTTAACATTCTCCAAATATCCAGCATTTCAATCCCTGTATACACACTCAAGACCTTTAATGCCATATATCTCCGCGTCTTCCGCCGCCTCTCATATTCAATTATAATTTTATCAACTGCTCTTTCTATTTCTTCATAGACTTCCCGTATTATCCTTACAATTTCTTTGAGCGCGTTTGCGATATTTTTCGAAAAATCAATGAGTTCATTCATGAGATTCTCAACGCGTTCTATGTCTTCTCTCCCCTGTCCTACAATCGCAAAATCCATACCTATTCCTCCCCGAACAGCCCCGTTTCCTTTGGCTGTGCTTCCGTTACCATTGCTTTTGCGTCTTCTTCGGTCATGCCTTCAAATTTGACAAAATACCTCCATGCGGGTACCTTGCCCTGTACAACATAGCTCCACCAGCGTGCCCTGTCCTCCTCACGGTTGTAAGTGATATCCCCGAAGTCATATACCACTTCATAAACTCCGACAGGGGCAAGCGAATACAAATCTGCATACACGGACATAGCATAGATAGCGTCATTCAGGCAGCATTCCAACTTGTCCCGCACGTCTTTTATAAACTGGATGGTTCGCTGCTGTTCCGCTTCCACACCTGTCGCCGTCTGAATCCCAGAAGATTCGTTGAATACAAAATACCCATTCGAGAACCCACATTTATATCCTATCTGAGACAGGAGAGCATTGATTCCGTCAAGGCGTGTGACTGTATTGAGCTGCGGCGTAATCTCCTGGTAAAACTCTTCCGGGCTGTTGCCAAACACATTTTTTACATAATGCGGTAGCTTAACGTCGGGGATGCGCCCATTAAGATTCGTCCCGCTGTCAAACATCAGCCTGTCATCTGCAAGGATGATCTTCTCGCTGTCATATATCTCACCGGCGTTCCGGCTGTATGCGATGTCCAGGTCTTTCATTTCTTCGATGGCTTCTGCGTATATCGGCATTCCCAGCGGAGAGGAAAGATCTATGTTGTTTGCAGCAGGGGTGCAGAACACTCCGTACATAGGAGAATCAAGTCTTTCGTTCCCTCCCTTGAGAATCGGCGGCGTTTCCTCCAGCAGATCAGCCCACTTTGTCTGCTCCAGCGGGATAGGATCGCCGAGGGATTCGCTGCTCTTTGATACATACGCCTTGTTTGATATAACATACGGGTATACCACGCCCGCCTCCGTCCGCATCTTGACAAACCTATGGTATTCCAGACGCGTATAAAACTTGTCGTTAGCCGCATAGCTGTCTTTAAACACAACGCCCGTTATATTTCCGTTCTCGTCCTGCTCCGTCACGAAAAAGTCCAGAGGGGTAAACATATCAAGCCCGCCGCCATTAGGCTTTATGATCACCGTGCCATAAGCACAGCCATACTCTACCCAATGACGCATGCTATAATAGGCTTTATCAATCTGCTCCTGCAACCACGCCCCGCGTGCGCCGCCGTCAATCTGGATTTTAATCCCCAGCGTGACGAGCCGCGCCGTCTCGGAGCATACCGCCTTTGCAAAATTGATAGTCTTTATTCGATTATCTGCGTCTAACCAGTACGGCGTGCCGCGGTAGATGTTGGCACACTCTGCGACCTTTGCCATCATCTGCGCAGACGTGGTATCCTTTACCCTAAAATCTTTCTCAGCCTGCTTTTTAAATATCATATTAAACCACCTTTTGACTGTCTGTATAAGTCCCATTTCTGCAATCCCCTGTGCCGTGTATTCTTAGGCTGTGTTGCCTCTGCGGTTGTATTTAGATTCAAGTGCGTAACGTGTAGCGTCGATTGTATGGTTTTTTACATCCGGATAACCGCTGATGATGTTGCCGTCTTTGTCCCGGTCATATTCGCATTCTGTAAATTCGCGGTATACGTTCGGCGTTCTGCGCTTGTCTATAACGAGCTTGCGCCGCATAAGCCACTTCATCCCATATTCGATGCTGCCTGGTCCTTTTATCGCCTGCCGCGCCGGAAGTCCCATGCTTCGGTAATCGTTTATTGATTTCGGTTCGGCGCTGTCGCAGGTTATGTGGTAGTCCGTATAGCCTTTCCCTTTGATCCAGTTTGCCGTTATCTCGTTCGACTCTTTATTGACATAATGCTCATCAATAAAATAAATCGTCTCGCTGTCCGCGTCATAGTAGCATCTTACAAACGCGTATGCGTCCGGGTACCAACCAAAGTCAACGCCCTGATAGATCACATCCATCCTGGCTATTTCTTCATCGGTGATCTCACGCAGCTCCAAAAGCTCAAATACGTTTCCACCTGTCCCGACTGCGTTCCCTAGATACTCATGTTCGTATGCGCGCGGATTCGTGAGCATTAAATGCTCGGCACTGTCAAAAAAATCATTTCCAAGCCACTCACGCGGTACTGTCCTGTAGTCGCTTTTGTGATTGTATGCCCGGCCATCCTCAATTTGCACATATTCGTTTGCCCAATTGTTTCGATTGATCGGCGGGTTGAACGTTTTAAACACGACATAATTATGACCGCCACGCAGGACTGACTGCTCCGCCATTCGGATCTCTTCTGGCCCCTTAAAGATGTCCAGTTCCTCGAACCAGAGATATTTAAAAAATCCTGTGGCTGCCTTAATGGATTTTGTCTTTTGTGCCTTATCCAGACCTCTAAAGATGATCTTTTGCCCTGTCGGCAGGTAGGTAAATTGCATCGGGTTTACATTGCTGCGCCAGTAACCAGACACGCCCAGCGCATCTACCGCCCATTGGATCTGGTTATAAACAGAATCTCGCAGCATTGCGGAGAACTTGTGGAATACTACCGCGTTTGCTGCCGGATCTTGCATCATGCCCAGCACGATCTCTACAGACACAAAAGAGGACTTTGTTGATCCTCTCCCGCCGTACAAATTGTAGTAGGTATGCTTCCCGTCCAAGATGTCCCAGTGGACAGGGTAAAACGCGGGGGCTATGATGTCGGTAAGGTTTACTGTGTTCGTCTGTTCCATGCCTTGATCACAGTCTCTAAAGCGCCTCCATTCGGTTTTCCTTGGGAATAGCCATCAACTAAGCACTTCGACATTGCGCCGCACTCCCTGCACATAACTCTTACCCCATCATCGATATGCACAACTGCCTTTCCTCCGCAAAACGGGCATTTCTCCAATTCTTCCATGCGTTACTCCTTTCCCGGTCTCGGTATGTTATTCACAATAACAATTCCGCCGGTGTCTGTTTTCCTTCCCTCTGCGCGTTCCAGGCGCTTCATCAGCTCCCGACCGGCAGCCATGCGGGTGTCGAGAGAGGATTCCAATCCGAACTGGTCTTTTACCTCCCCCCGTAGAACGGCGGTGTAAAATCTCTGCACCTCGGCGGCATCCGCTATGCGGGAATCATCAATCTGCTTCTGCCGCTCTGCGATGTATGCAATTATTTGAGGCTTTCTTAGGTTTTCGGAGCCTGTGGCGTATGCCGCTTTCTCCTTATACCCTGCCCGCTTCGCCGCCTCTGTCGCATTCCCGCACGTTATATAATAATCCGCAAACGCCTTTTGCTTCGGTGTTAGCATTTTTTCACCGTCCCTTCGACTGCTCCCATATATCTGTCAAACATTTTACCACCTCAATCGCGCTCGCCGTCCGTAAGATCTCGTAGTCCCTCATCCTCCATCCGTTCCGCCCGTTTTGAAGTGTAGGTGTTGTTAAGATCCACATCGTTATCATCCTGTCCTGCTCTTCGCTGTAAAATTGGCTGGTAGAAATTTTGATTACGAGCCCCGTTGACAGTATGGCGCGCTGAAGCTTTTTCATGACGGCATTACAATTCATATCACACCCCCATACAGTTCTTATTCTATTTTACCATTCTCGTTTCCTGATCCGCGTACCCCTTTTACACGATTGCATGTCCTTCCAGTATCATGTATCTGTTGTATAAATATATCGTTTTCCTTCGATACCCATAAAAATCCTTCCGCCCGATAGGAATGTCGCATATCTTCGAGATGTTGTCATACCCCAGCCCTGATGTCAGGCTAAAAAACAGATATTGCGCCAACTCTGCATATGCGCTTTCCGCAGCCAGAAGCAGCAGTTCCAATTCCCTACCCTTTGCGTTTTTGCACTTGTCTTCTATTTTTTTTACCTCATTGTATGTCAGCCCGTAACCATTAAAATATGTATCCCTTGTTCCCACATTCCCCACCTTCTTTCTTTTTGCTTTATTTTTTTGTTACCCTATCCCAGTCCCGCAGGATTTATCTGTGTAGACAGAGGGAACCAGCACACAAGCTGGCGCGCCGGAGCTGGCCGGTTAGGTGATACATTCTGCGGCTTCCCCTCTGTTTCGTTAATTTAATCTTCTAACCACCTATTATCCAAATAGCAAAACCAAATCACAATCGCAATCATCAGAATTATCCAAAACGACCAGAACATTATATTTCCAATACCAGAAGTGCAACTATCTAATGCTTGCTTAATGGTATAGTCCTTAAAAAATTGTGAACTGTCAGAAATAGTTCCATCTGATAATCTGGTATATATCGTGCCAGTGTGCTTAACGGGTGTTCCATAATACTTGAATCGTACCTTTACATATTCCCCTGACTTCCAACTGTACTCTCTGTCAGAATTTATTGTCTTTATGTGATTGTCCAGAGAATACGGGATTTTATCATACGGAAATTCGATACCACAAAACATAATATTTTCGGAATGTTTGCTTTCTCTGTCCTCGATTTCCCATTCATAGTATACTTCTACTTTTGTGTGCTTTTTACCTTCTGAATCTGTTTCTGTCACTTCTCTTTCATGGCGTTCATATCGTTCTTCTATCTTTTCAACATGAAGATATTCCCCGCCAATCTCATCAAAAGTCACTGTATCAACCGCTTGCAAATCTCCATACACAAAAGCATTTCCAACATTTGTGTCCATGCCATACCGAAATAATTCAGAGTCCTCAATATGCACTGCCTTCTGGTATTCGGCGTTCTTATCGTTCTGCATATCAGTTATTTTTCCAGATATAAAGAAACCGACTATTAGCATAACGGCGGCGATTGCAACGCTGATGATGATTTCGCGCTTGGTTATTTCCATAAGCTATTCTCCAAATAAATCCTGCGGTGCGTCAACTGGTGCTTGATAATCCAACCGCTGAAATTTCAAAACCTCATAGCCTGTCCAGTCGAGGAAGATTCTTGCTGGAAACTTCTTTACATACCTGTTATAAGCTGTTACGGATTTATTGTAATTTTCCCGGTACTGGGCAAGCATGTTTTCGGTAATAGACAATTCATTCATGAGTTGCTTATAATTCTCATTGCTTTTCAACTCTGGATAAGCATATGTAACTGCCGCGATCACAGTATTTACATCTTCTACACTGTTCCCTTCGCTCATTCCATCTGCAAGTCCAGTCAATGTTTCTGATTCATGCCGATCATACTGTTTTACACAGTCTGCCAGATTATAAACCAAGTCAACCCTGCGTTTCTCCTGCACTTTAATGTCAGATTCAGCGGTATAGACCGATTCTTCCAGACTGATTGCCCGATTCTGTACTGACTGCACTCCAAACACACACAACAAAACTACTGCCACTACTACTCCTACAATAATCAATGGTAATTTCCAATTTTTCATAGTTCTTTTCCTTCCTTTAAATGCTCATTTTCGCCTTTGCAAAATACATCTGGCTAATCACCAATCGTGAAAAAAATCATAGGCAACACCCCAGCAAAGGCTGAGAGTATTAACACATCTCCCATTCTGCTGGAGCGGTCCATACTAAACGCCAGAATAAATAGTATCAGCCAAGCCGCAGCCGCTATTATGCCCAACTTTCCTAAAATATCCTTTTTGTCCATTTTCTTATCCTTCCTTAATAACGTCAGATTTTTTCGATTACGTTTTTATACAGCTCTCTGTACTCTTCCAGCAGTGCTTCTGCTCTTTCCGCCCGGATAGTCAATTCTTGCACCTCTGCAGCACAACATTTTTGTGGCTCCGCAGGAGCGATATTGCTCGGAATTTCCACCGGTACTTCCCGGACAACTTCTTTTTCTATGATCTGCGGCTCAATTCCGATCGCCGCCGTAAGCTTGTTTTTCACATCTGCCAGCTGCTCGCCCGTTACTGTCCGGAGATATTCTTCAAAGCTTCTGGATGGTACATAGTACATTCGATCGCTGGACCCGTACCGCAGCCCCTCGCAATTTACCTCAATGTCTGTGTGTACGCCTTCTTCCGCCAAGTGAATTACATACGCCATTGCCCCGTGGTCTGCTACCACCAGCACGATCTTCTCTGTTCCTGTGACAGTTCGTGTTCTCCAAACCTCTCCTGTTTTATTTCCTGTTTCCATGTTCTTGTCCTCCTGCATCTTCCTGCGCTTTATTCTCTCTTCTCTTGCTACCGCGATAATCGCCCGGCAGGCTGTTTCATCGCGGTAGCCCTCTGCGTTTTTATACATCCATGCCCCCGCAAATCATTGGTTGATACCATTCCACACTATCCCCTCTGTTTTTCTAAATGCTCAGCTTAGCTTGCTACCGATGTAGTTTTCTTTCTGTTGTCATGTCGTCAGTAGCACCGCTTTTCTCGTTCAACCAATCACAATATTTCTGGCAATCTTCTTTTGTCTTAAAATATAAACCACTGGAATACTGACCATATGTTTCAAACAACTCGTCAAAATTGTCTTTACTTTTATATACATGTTTTTCTACATCGCTACTGTCGTATGTGTATCCATCGTAATCATCAGAATAGTCTTTGTATCTCTTGAACCAGAAGAGCATTGGTTCTTCGCCGCGATACCTATTTCTTCTAAATTCAACGAGACGAAATTCCTGTGGATAAAATTTCAAAAATGTCTTTGCACATTCACAATCTTCTTTATAATCTTTACCACTTGGAGAAGAAAAATGAATATATCTATCATCGTCACATTTGTTGCATTTCTTGCCATAAACATGATTGTAGTCTGGTCTATACATAATCACGTTCATCCCGGTTTCCTCAAATAATGTTTCAAGTTTTTTTGATGAAGCTTTAAACTCACATTCTCTTATCTTATATCCTAACTCACGCTTCTTATCTTCGTACTCTTTTACCAAGTTGTCCCAATCACGTTTGATTTCCTGTAACGATTCATTCTCTTTTCTGAGTTTTTCAATCTCATTCTGAGTTTCTTCTTTTATCGACTGTCTGAGATAATCTCTAAACTCTTCTACTTTTTCATCAAACTCACTTGGCTCATAATAATCTTCATAATCGTAATAACTCATCGTCTACCTCCTTTAAATCCTCCCTCTGTTTCCAACACATTCAGTATCTTTTCTACTGCCTTGTCCCAGAACAGGTTTGCAAATTCTCCAACCGTACTGAACTGGTCATCTCCATCAAAAAGACTTACTTCGTCACCATACGGACTTGCCGTCCCAATTTCTGTCAAAGTTTCGTATACCAAATCATCGACGGTTTCCTGTGTTCCTGCGTACTCACATCCCCTGTCCAGAAACTCTTGCAGATTCTCAATAGTTTTCTTTGAAATTTTTGCCATAATAATCCTTTTCGGCTACTCGCCTAAATCTTATCTTTGTTAATTAACAACAGATATCACTTTATGCGTATATGTTGCACTCATTCTTTAACGCCCCTTTTTAGTTTCTTTGCTATCTCAAAAATAACATTTACAGTGACTCCATTTCCTGCCTGCTTATATAACTGACTATCTGAATTAACAAACGCTGCTTTTTCAAAATAATCATCTGCCCACCCCTGAAGTCTAAAACATTCTTTTGGCGTTAACTTTCGGATTGCTATGTAACACTGAAGCTTTTCATACCAGACCGCGTATACAATCAGTTCATCTGATACCTGCACAAAAATCCCTTGATTGCAGCTTGTATCAAGCGTGTTTGCTGTTGCTTCCTTGACCTCAATCGCAATTCCATGCCGGTCCTGTCCTGTCAACGTGAACATCGGCTCTCCATCATCTTTAAATCGTCTTCCATTCTGACGTTTTTCTGCTCTGTCTGGTGTTAATACTGGAATTGCAATTCCGCTGTCCTGCCCTGCATGATTCGCCATGCCTTTGTAGTATCTTGCTTTCAAACATCTTGCCTGCTCTGTCGTCTGTGAGCCCTCGTAGCACAAATCAATGAAACACGGCAATGTAACATGATGACATCTTTCACCGCCTTGTCCAGTATCAAGTGCTTCTGTTGCTCCTTCTGGTGCAAAGAAATGCGTATTTCTTCTGTATCCGTCTTTATGGCCGACTATTTGAACACTATTTTCCCCGTCTGTTCCTTCGACAGGAAATACTTTTGCGGTACTTCGTCCTCTAAGATGTCCGATAATAAAACACCTTTCTCTGTTTTGCGGCACTCCAAAATCTTTAGAGTTGAGAACTTGCCACTCTGCATCGTACCCCTCCCTGTCCATTTCAACGAGCAGCCTGGCGAAATCCCATCCTCCATTAACATTAAGCAAATTCTTAACGTTCTCAACGAAAAGGTAAGTGGGTTTATTTTCTTCCTCGAGCTGTCCGATAAGGTACATAACTCTGAAAAACAGGCTCGAGCGGTTTCCTTGAAATCCAATTTGCTTTCCTGCGACAGAAATGTCCTGACATGGGAATCCGAAGCACCAGCAGTCTGCCCTTGGAATGTCTCTTGCATATACTCTTCGAATGTCATTTGCGTACCATTCTCCATTTCTGTATTCCTCCTTCAATATTTCTTTTTGCCGTTTCTTCAATGGCACTTTTTCTAATGATTCTCTTTGTTTCTGCGTGAGTAGGTGCATAGAGATATAGCTTGCCGTTGCAAATTTGTCAAACTCGCAAAATCCAACACATTTATGCCCCGCCAACTCCATTCCTTTTCTAAAGCCGCCTATCCCCGCAAAAAAATCAATAAATCGCATTTTTTCTCCTCACCTCTTCCATGTCGGTTCTGCCTGCTCCCACACACGTTCCACCATGTCGCACTGGCAAACAATCTCTGTTGCCCACTCCCGGATTTTCCGAAGCCTATCCGCATCCGGTGCGAAGCCTGCACACTGTTCGATCGAGATCGCCAGCTCCATGATCCGGTTATCTGCCGCCATCCATACCGGTTCGGCATCCGGCGACTTTTTAATCCATATTGCCATTGTCCTGTCTCCTTTGTCCTATCCTGTCAACATCCTGCTCCAGGACGATGCTTTCTCCGGCTTTATAAATCCGGTACAATAGCACGCCCGACAGGGCTGCTAATACAGTTATTATCTTTCGCATTTTTACCTCCTGCGCGGCTCACGTTCCCGCTCCCTGTTCCTCTGCCACTGCAAATTCTCCGTTCTTCATCGTATAAAACGTATTTTCTTTTATGCGCTCACCGTCCACTTTTTCCATTTTTGCGCAAACTAAATTGTTATCATCGTCATACTCAGCCAGGACAAGATAACAGCCTTTTTCCCCTCTTGCTTTTCCACATCTTCCCCACGATACGGCCACGCCGTCTTTTCCCGTGTTGGTTGCAGCGCTCTGGTTTCCCGTGTTGGTTGCAGCGCTCTGGTTTCCCGTGTTGGTTGCGGCGCTCCAGTTTCCCGTGTTGGTTGCAGCGCTCCGGTCTCCCGTGTTGGTTGCAGCGCTCTCTCCATTTGTTCGTTTTAATGTAAATTCAACAAATGCATTCACAAAATTATGTATTGAGAGCTTCGCGCCAATTTTTAATTTTGTAGTACAAAATTTTCGTCCGTCGTCCGTTTTTTCGTCCGCAAGCGCTTCGACTTCCGCGAACTCGTTTATTTCAGCGTTATCGTTTACAAACCCGTAATGCTCAAGCACATCAAACGGATTCTTGCAGTAGTGCATTCCAGTATTGCAAATTTTTACTTCCGGCTCTTCAAACACAGCATTTTCCTCGTATTGTTTGCCCCGGCAAATCATACCGGGATTAAAAGCCTTATATCCAATTTTGTCCATGTTTACCTCCTGAGAGGCGCACATGCCCGCTCCCAGCTCTCTGCCCATCCGTCCGGCTCCGCTCTCATAATTTCGTAGCCGTCTTTTGCCTTTACGCCATGATATACGCGGCTGGCTATGGTCTCGCGGGACATGCCCAGCAAATACATAAGCTCTTTTGCTTTGTACCGTCCCTGGTACTCATCGTTCTTGTACAGGTCGTACAAGATTATCTTTCGTCCCATTCCGCTTTCCTCTCTTCTTGCACCACTGCGGACTGTTTGCTACCTTCTGTTCGATCAGGCGCATCTCTGCAATGCACAGCCTCCGGTATCCGTCCTGTTTCTCCTTGCGGACCAGTACGCAGGATTCGCAACCATCGCAGTGCGGCAGCGTTGCTTTTATTCTGCTCCTGTAGTCCCGCTGCTTCTGCTGGTATGCTTCTGGATCCGCTTGCCTACGTCTGCGTTTTAGCAGCGCCGTTATGTCGGAAGCCGACATGATGCAATCTGGATGCTGGCAGGCCTCACAGTCCGGATAGGCACAATCTTTTGTTGCTCTCATATTCGCCTCACTTCCCCAGAAGGGCAGCTTCCAGGCTGTCCATGTCGTAGTCGTGTTTCATAAACTGGTTATACTGGTCAACGCTGGTCTGCTGTCGCTTTGGCGGCTTCGGCTTCTTGTACTTTCCAGGCAGATACTCATCAAATTTCAGCTTTCGCAAAAAATTTTCAGCGTTTAGTACATATTGCTGCTGCGTCCCGCGTATCTGGCAGGCTTCGGCGTAGTTCTGCGCTGCCTGTACAAGATCATTCGCAGTTACACCCATCCGAAGTGTATTTAAGTATTCCACAGCCACTCCAGGCAGGTCTGCTCCTGCTTTAGGGTACGCTGCAGCAAAGTCCTCAAACCGCTCTGGTTCCTCGCGCGATATTGTTTTGGATTCGTATTCGGATTGGATTGGATTACGGGGACTATTGCAATCACTTAATATCATTTGATTGCAATTGATATCAGATGATATCAGATTTTCACAGTTGCTATCTTCCGCTGGATATTTGCTTTTTTTCGCTCTCACTTGCTGGTGATCTCCCCAAGTTGCCATGTGTAAGTACGGTCGTCCCTGAACGTAATATTCTCGGACCAAGCCTACAGACGTCAACTTCTGCAGGGCATCAGCAATCGTCTTATTTGTAATATCCTTTAGCGGAAAGCATGTCCCGCGGATAATCGCAGGTCTTCCGTCAAATCTTCCATAATCGTCACACGCTACGATCAGGCGGTAGAACAGGACTTCCTCAAACCAGCTCAGCTGGTCGATCGTATCTGATCGGCAGATACTTTCTTTTAAAATCCTGTTTGGCATCTTATCCGCCTCCATTCAGGCTCGCAAGCCATTCATCCATTGTGATCTGCAGCCAGCGTCTGGAAACAGCATTTTTATGCCCGGTCGGGATGTAATCTAAAATGTTCATGATCTTTCTCCAGTTGGGGATGCGCCGTTTTCCCCCGGCGCCAGGGAACAGGAGGCATCCTGTCATGTCCGTGATATATACTCCCCAACAAGTCCCGAATCAGTAGTTTCTTTTGCCCGCAGGCCGGTGTTACAACCATTTATGATAGGTAACGCTGTCCGGCGTCCATCCGGGGTAAAGCTCCCGCATGTAGTCCTGAAGCATACTATCCATTTCCCGATGCAGTCCCTTGTTACCGTTATCCAGTAAACTGTGGTGGTATCTGCATCCCAGCACGCCGTTTTGCTCTACGCCCAGCCCTAAGTGGCTGCGGGCTACGACGTGCATTATGTCCTTTGGTACAAGATCGCCCGGAAGTGCGTGCTCCATGTGGTACAGGTGGCGGCAGAAAAAGCAATCCTCGTCCCGTTCTATAATCTTCCGGCGGGTCTCCGAGTTAAACTCCAAGCGGCGTGACATCGTGCTTTTTCGCATACTGCACCATCATCCTTTCTATTTCTGCTGGCGGCAGCGTCTCGATATCCCACTCTTTACACTCCGACACAAGCCCTTCTATCAGGCGGGACATTTCCCGCGTGTTGTACTGGCTCGAGCCTTTAATCCGGTAAAATTTACAGTACCGCACGCCCTCAAACTCGACGATGATTCCGGTCGGTTTGTAATGCTCGTGCTTGTATCGGAGGTAATCTTCCGTCTCTGGTAAAAAGTGGATGATGCAGTTGCCGTCCTCGTCCTCCGCCAGCGTGCCATAACTGTCTAAGAGCTGGTTATGTAGCTCTTCATTGCTGGTCTGCAGGGCTTTCGCAAGCTCTCCCAGCAGCTTCCAGTAGTAGGCATTTGCATCGAGGCTGCGCTTATCGGAGTGTTTTTTCAGGATCACATCCAGCTGCCCATCTTTCTGCAGCTGCACCAGCTGTACCAGTGATGCGCCCTGTAGATTCAGAGTCAACCGGAGCTTTTTATCGATCGTCATGCCGATGTCGGCAATCTCCGCAATACACCTCATGCGCTTGCCTCCCTATCGGGCAAGCCTTTAAGCCTCTTGATGCAGTCTTTAATCTGCAAGTTACTTAGGCTCCCCAAATCGGACGCTTTGTATGTTTTCAGGACGGCTTTCGCACTGTATCCGGCGCGCTGCAGCTCTGCCTGCATCTGCCCGATCAGCTCTGCCCGCTGCTTATCTACCGGGGCTTCTGCCTGCTGCATAGTGGTTGGTGCTTTCGGATCATCGTATTTTGTCCGGTCTGCATCCCAGTAGACGTCTGCTCCGATGCCGAGCTGTTTGCAGGCTACAGAGATCGCATCCGTGGACGCCATCTTGTAACACTCGTCCGATACATAAACGCCGTCTTTCTGCCGCGCTGCGAACATACTCCCGCCGGTTCCAGCGATCGGCATCGACCACTCTCCGCCGATCTTTACATACAGTTCGATGTCCACAAATGCTGCGGTTTCGTCTCCGTGCGTTTCCAGCCATTTCCGAACTGGTTTGTAATACCAGCCAATTCCGCAGGGCCCGAACTGTTCCGTCAGGCGCTTAATACGCCACATCGGATTTATGTCGGTCTTGCCTTTCAGCCGCCCCGCGGTGATCGCCTTTTTCGCGCTTTCCGGGACGCTGCGGCAGGCGTCGTAGATTGTCATGTTGTCCATCAGACCATCTCCTCCCAGTCAATTCCGACACTATCCAGATACATCTCAAAGGCGTTTTTCCCATTTTTTGATAATGCCACTCTGTATTCATAAAGCTGCGTGTCCTCTTCGGAGTCCGGAGTCAGGCTTTCGATCACTTCCTGCGCTCCGGTTTCCCGCGCCTGCTCTACAGCTGCCTGTTTCTCTGCTTCCAGCTGTCTGCGCTGCGCTTCGAGGGCTTCCTCCGCTGCCCTGCGCTGCGCTTCCCGTTCTTCCAGCGCTTTCCGTTCGGCTTCCAGTTTCTCGCGTTCCTCCCTGCGAATACGTTCCAGCCCTTCCTCGCGCTGCCGTTCCTGCTCCTTTCGGAGGATTTCCGCTTTCTGGGCTTCGTAGGCGTTAATACAGGAGATCGCTTCCGGCAAGCTTAAAGTCTGCTTGTATACATCCAGCGCTTTAGATTCGGCATCTGAGCGCATCCCGCGGATGGTATCCAATGCAATCCGCGCTGCCGTCGCCTGCGCTAAAACCTCTTCTCTGATTGCCTTTTCTTTTGTAGTGGCGTTTTCCCATTTCTGGTTATAAATCCGCGCCAATGGGATAATGTCCACCAGATCACCGACCAGCTCCGTATAAATCGCTTCGATCAGCGCTTTTTTCTGCGCAATTCGGTCTTCTTCAAAGGCTTTAACTTGTCCATCAATTAAGGTTATTGGCTCGTCAAACAGGGCGATCAGCTCTTTTGCCTTCGGCTCAAAAGCATCCCAGGGAGCCATGTATTTCTTTTTCGCGTCTCGAAGATTGTCATTCAGCTCTTTCTTCTCCGCCCGGAGCTTTGCCAGCTCTTTTTTAGCGTATCCCTTGCTTTCCTCTGTAAAGATTGCGCCGTCATATTCTTTCAGGCGATCCTTTATGTAGGCTTCTACCTCTTCAAAATTGCAGGATACTGTACCCTCCTGCTGGACAATAACTGCTCTTACTTCTTCCATTGCTTTTTCCTCATTTTTCTGTTATAATAAAGATGATCTCCACAAAAGATCATCCGATGCAGAGCCAGTCCCCCAAGATTACAGCTCTGCATCATTTTTTTTACACATTTCCCTCGCGCCGATCAGCAACGCTACTGCTGCGGTAATTGCCAGCGTCGCCGGGAACCACTGCAGGTCTGTTGTTTCCCACAGGATCACTGCCGCTGTTATGCAGTTCGTCCCAATTCCGAACATTAAATCTTCCATATCATGTTTCCCATCATTTCCTCGCACGTCATATCCATCACCCATGTGATCATCCTCTCCCAAACATCTGTAAAATCTCGTCATCTGTAAAATGTAACACTCTGTCCAGCGCCCAGATCTCTCCCAACCGGATTGTTTCGCCCTCTGCTTTCCGCTTTACGAGGGTGTTTCTGTTTATTATGTTCCGGCGGTCAAGGTCTTTCCCTGTCAGCCCGCTGCGTGCCAGTCCGACATTGATGACGCGCCGGACGGCTTCTTTGCGGTCCGCATACACCCCAAGTGCTTTTGTTTTCGGCATCTCTTTCACCTCCACATCCAATATAGATTTGATAAAATCAGCGCGGCCATCGTGATTTCCCACGCTATGCGCCATCTCTTTGTCTCCTGCTTTGCTTCTTCGATGACTTCTACTGCAAAGCTGTCTTCTCTTTCGTTAATATCCATACCTCCTATCTCTTGCTTCCTGCTTATCCCCGTCCTATACTGTACTCACAGGCTCCCGCCAGAGCCGAGTACAAAAGAAAGGAGCAATTCTATGCAGACAAATTCTGAAAAACTTCTAAATTTTATGAGAGAAAACCGAGAACGAAAAAATAATCACTTCCATGATGAAGATTTTTGCTCTTTTGGATTCCCTCCTGAATATTTAGAACGTTATCTGGATGAGTTAGAACAAGCCGGATTCATCTCTGTGAATCGTCAGTGGATTATGATGTCATACTCGCTTCTTTAACAGCATCCTTAATAGCATCAAGGGCAGTGGAGTATTTTTTTTGTCTCTGCCCTTGACACTAGATTTCGTTCAGGCAAAAAACTGAAATCTCCAACGTCAAGCGAAAGATTTAATACCGGAGATTTTTCACAGCCTTCCGCTGAAAATGTAACACTGCGAACTCCCTGTGATATATTTACCCCGTCAATCCAGATTTCAACGCCCCGCTTCCCTGTCATTTCCATTCGGAATTTAGGGACACGGTCACATTCCCTATTTAAATACTCGCTCATTTCTCTCACCTCCCCTCTTCGCCGCTTACTGCTTTTTCTAAGTCTCTGCGAACCCGGAAAGCGTTCGCATTAGATAGCAGCACCGCCCGGTCCTCTTTCGGAAGAAGCAGGAGAATTGAAACAAATTCCTTGATTTCTTCCTGCTCATCCGCTGTTATTACGTCTTTCAACATGTTCACTTTTATCACCTCGCTTTGTATCTTATGACACAATTATACGTCCCATTGACACTCTTGTCAATAACTATTTTGTTGACAATGGCACTTTTTTCTGATATGATAAGTGTAAAGGCAGGAAGGTGGTGATAGATAATGAAAGAACGCTTGAAAATATTGAGATCAGAACTTGGATATACACAAGAAGAGTTTGCAAAACGACTGGGCTTAGCAAGAAACAGCATTGCAAATTATGAAATTGGGCGGCGCGAACCTACAAATGCTATCATATTCTCAATATGCAGAGAATTCGGCGTAAATGAAGACTGGATCAGGAATGGGAATGAACCGATGTACCTACCTGCAAGTGACAAACTGGAAGGATACCTCGGACAGATCTCAAAGGGCGACGACACCTTTATAAAGGACTTGATAGAGGTATATATGGAGCTTGACGAAACATCAAAGGAAGCGCTGCGGAAAATCGCCTATGCAATGGCAACAAAATATAAGGAAAGGGAGCAACCTTAAAAGCTGCTCCCACCCCTTACTTTTCGATGAAAACTTTAACAAATGAATATATCTTTTTTAAAAAGACCTCATTGTTAATCTCATCGACCATATTTTTAATGAGCTGTTTGTAGTCCATCGTGCATCCCTCCCAACACGAACATTTGTTTGATTATATATTAACACAAGGTAATATATATTTCAACAGATGCGTACAGGGAAACGCGGTGAAGCGTCGAACCTACGCGGCAAAAAACGACAGCCAGCGCAGGGTTTGACAGAATGTTACACACGGTTATATCGCTGCGGCGATTAACAAACAAAATATCATATGAGGAGGATAAGAAAATGGCACTTATCAAATGCCCCGAATGCGGGAAAGAATACTCAGAAAAGGCAGCTACATGTCCAAACTGCGGAGCGCCAAACGATTTATTAAATGGGAGCCAGCAGAATTTGAACGACCAGCTCCAGACGAGCGATACCACAAAAAAAACAAACACAGGGTTGAGCATAGCTGCTTTTGTTGTTTCACTTTTTAGTTTAATATTTGCACCTTTATCCATAATCTCGATTATTTTAATTATAATCGACGCTGTTAAGAATAAAAACAAAAAGCGCAAGAAGGGGCTTTGGATTGCCGCACTTGTTATATCAATCATTATGATCATAACTCTTTTTGTTCCGAAATCGGATAGCAACGATGCAGAACAGCCCACAGTCGTGCAAGAAAATTCAAATAGCGACGTATCAGAAGGAGCCGATCCAATCGAAACGGAAATTCCGAAAGAATATATTGAGGTAACTGCGGATGACCTCGTTGATGCTCTGAACAGCAACGCGATGAAAGCACAGAATGATTACCTTGATAAATATCTGCAAATCACTGGAACATTAGGCACAATCGACAGCTCCGGGAAATATATCTCGATTGATTCGGAACAGTTTTCGTTGGCAACAATCCAATGTTACATGACTTCCGAGACACAAAAAGAACTGATTATGAATATGAAAAAGGGCGACCCTATCACAGTAAAAGGATATTGTAAAGATATGGGAGAAATCCTTGGATACCAGATAGATATTGAAGAAATAACAAATTAAAAAATAAAAAGCCCCGATGCTGGTAACACCGGGGCAATCAAGAAAACTATACAGCACATGAGGTGGTGGTATGTTTTCCCTCGCAAGAAAAGTATACCACAGCCTCCTACACCTGCATAGGTGTATTTTTTATACCTAAAAGGAGGATTAACTATGGCAACAGCAAAAAAACTCCCGTCTGGATCGTGGCGGATTCTGGTGTACTCTCACACGGACCAGGACGGCAAACGGCGTTATAAATCATTTACGGCGCCCACAAAGAAGGAAGCAGAATTTCTGGCGGCTGACTATCAGATGAAGAAAAGCATCGACCTGACTTGTAAAAAAATCACTTTCGGTGAAGCGCTGGATAAGTACATTGAAGACCGGAGCGCTGTTCTCTCGCCCAGAACGGTTATGGATTACAAACGGATTCGGAAGAATGAGATACAGTCCCTAATGCCTGTGCAGATATCTGAGATAACGCAGGACATGATACAAAGGATTGTAAACGAGGACGCCAAAAAGCACTCGCCAAAAACAGTGCGAAATACTCATGGGCTTATCAGTGCCGTCCTGAAGGAGGAGCGACCGGAATTTGCATTAAATACAAGGCTGCCACAGAAAAAACGTCCAAACCTATACGTCCCGACTGACAATGACGTCAAAATGCTTATGTCTGCCGTAGAGGGGACAGAAATGGAGCTTCCTATTCTTCTGGCTGCATTCGGACCGATGCGCCGTGGAGAGATATGCGCCCTGAACAGCTCGAATATAAACGGTAACACTGTGCACGTTTCGGAGAATATGGTAATTACGGCAGAACACAAGTGGGTCATTAAAGCTCCAAAAAGTTATGCAGGAGACCGATACATTGAATATCCAGATTTTGTTGCAGAAAAATGGGAGGGTCGCTCTGGTAGAATCGTAGGGCTAACCCCGGATCATATCTCCAACAAGTTTACCCGAATTTTAAAGCAAGCAGGCATCCCGCATTTTCGCTTTCACGACCTCCGGCATTATTCTGCCAGCGTGCAGCACGCACTGGGAATCCCGGATGCATACATCATGCAGCGTGGCGGGTGGAGTTCCGACGGAGTTTTAAAAGATGTCTACCGTCACACGATGCAGGACAGACAAGCCCGTATGACAGATATTGCCAACAAGCATTTTTCAGAATTGTGCAACGCAAAATGCAACACATAAAAAAAGAACCCTTGATTTTCAAGGATTCTTGAAAGGCGCGAACCGGATTTGAACTCGTTTAGGATATCTGCCTAAAACCCTATATTTACGGCATCTATTGATTTTAAGCTATTTTAAGGCATATATATGTGTGTGTCATATTATGATTTTAT